GATGCAGATGGTGCAATCACACTTCCAACAATCAAAGCAGATAGCAAAGGTGCATCAGCTGGAGACAATGATCCTAACGTGAACAGTCACTTAGGTGCGGTCTACAAGTTTTTTGTAGGCACAGATTCAACTGATTGTGATATTAAAACAGATGGTACTGACAAATTTGTTGGTCACGCAACTGTTGTTAATGTTGCAGACGGTACAAATAATACATTTGCACCAGCATCATCTAATGATGTTATCAGCATGAACGGTGGAACTACAGGTGGAGATAAAGGTAGCACAGTTACAATTACTGCACTTGAAGACAATGTATATTTAGTAGAAGCAGTGTTGATCGGTACAGGTACTGAGGCAACACCTTTTGCAGATAGTTAATAAATAACTCGGGGCGCCTGGTAATGCAGGCGCTCTTTAAAAGGAGGACAACACATGGCAGACACAGTATTAAACACAACTGTATTTGACGGAGCAAAAAAACTTATCACTCACTACAATGTAGTTTCTGATAACGCAGGAAGCACAACTAAAATAGTTGATGTTTCTACATTAGCATCAAATAATGGTAAAACTTGCAAAACTGTAAGACTAAATAAAGTTAGTTTTAATGTTTCTGTAACAGCACCAGCTGATGCAATTAGAATGCAATGGGATGCAACAACAGATGTTGTATTTCAAACTTTAGCAGGTGAAATGGAGTACGATTATTCTAGTTTTGGTGGATTAAAAAATACTGAGGCTAGTGGATTTACTGGAGATGTAAATGTCGTTTTACCAGCTTGCACAGCAGGAGATACAGGAACAATCGTTTGTGAGTGGACTAAAATTTACGAGTCGTAGGAGTTTAAATGGCTAATACTACTTCAGGAACAGCAACGTTCGACAAAAGTTTCGCTATTGATGAAATAGTAGAGGAAGCTTTTGAACGTATTGGTTTACAAAATGTTGCTGGTTATCAATTAAAAAGTGCTCGTAGAACATTAAATATATTATTTCAAGAATGGGGCAATAGAGGTATTCATTATTGGGAGATAGATGAACTTAATATGGATTTGATTGAAGGTCAATCAGACTATGATTTTTTTAGATCTAGTGATGACGGCACAAGTGCTGTATCCACACCAGCAAGTGTATTTGGAATATCAGATGTCCTTGAAGCACAGTTAAGATCTAATAGAACTCAAACAACGCAATCAGATAGTCCGATGACTAAAGTAGATAGATCCACTTATGCAGGTTTTTCTAATAAATTATCAAAAGGTACACCTAATCAATATTGGGTAGAAAGATTTATTGATAAAGTTAGAATACATGTTTATCCGACACCAGATTCTACTAATGCGTCTAAAGATATGCATTTTTATTATATTAAAAGAATACAAGATGTTGGTGACTACACTAATGCAACTGACGTTCCGTTTAGATTTGTTCCTTGTATGGTTTCAGGATTAGCATACTACCTTGCACAAAAATATAATCCACAACTAATACAACCAATGAAATTAGTGTATGAAGATGAATTTCAAAGAGCGTTATCAGAAGATGGTTCTTCTTCAAGCACGCACATAACACCAAAAGCATACTATCCAGGAGCATAATGGCTAAATACGCAACAGGTAAATACGCAAAAGCAATATCAGATAGATCGGGAATGGAATTTCCTTATAGAGAGATGGTAAGAGAATGGAACGGTTCATTTGTTCACTCTTCAGAGTATGAACCTAAACAACCACAACTTGAACCAAAACCGACAAGTGCAGATGCTATCTCACTAAGACATGTAAGACCTGGTAGAACAGAACCTGTTACTCCAAATCTTTTATTAAACAACCCTTTTTCTACAACTTCAGGATCTCAAACAGTCACTGTTACAGAAAAAAATCATGGAAGATCTACGGGTAATACTGTAAGATTTAGAAATGTGGACGGAAGTCCTGGAGGAGTGCCTTTTTCAACCTATGAAAACTCTTCAGGATTTAGTATAACTGTTACTACAACTGATAAATATACTTTTAGTTTAGGAACAAACG